GTTGCGTTGGTTGTTGTTGTTGTTGTTGGTTTTGTTGTTGTTGTTGCGTTTATTTTTCATGGGGTTGTGAATCTCTTAAAACTATTATGAGAAAGTAATGTTCAATCATTATTAATTACCCGATTGAAATTAGGCAAAAATACTCGGCCAGCACTTATAACACGGTACGATAAATCGCAGTCATGGCTATAGCAATGAGTAATTACTTGTGCATAGATTATAGGTACCAAAAGTGAAAGTAATAAAAGATCTGTTGGCCCTTCTTTTTTCTACGTGGTTATCACGTGACAGTTTTGGCGACGTGTCAAGGTATAGTTTAACGACTTTTCAGCGGTCGGATACAGTTTATAGACATGTCTCAGGTCTAAACAACTTCTTACACATAATCAAACATTAAATGTTCCATTATTTGATGTGTGTAGACGCAAGGAATGCTCAAGGTTCTTAGATACTCTAAGTAATCTAGTTGGCATTCTGGACTTATTTTGTAGCGGTTCCACATGAAATCATTCCAGACATCATCTGGTACTGGTTCCATGCCTTCAGTATTTACTTTATATAGATAAGTTTCAGCTTGTACTGAAGGTGCTCCGGTAAGTTTAGTAATGATTTTATCGAGTTCAAAATAAAACCAGCAACAATCCTTAAGATTTCCATAACCTAACCATTGCGCATAAGTTAATTTTTGATATGCCTCTTTCAAGTTAAGTTTTTTATGAATTCTCCTTGGATCGGAAAGACATTTTCCAAACTTGAGTAAAAAGCTTGGTAATCTTATCCATGTCTTTCTTCCAGATTCTGTATCTAGAAATACTCCCTTAAGAAACGTGATTGGTCCTTCTTTGCTAGTCCTTGATTTAACCTTCAAACCAAAATTCTGGTAGTTGTTAGGATTAAACCATGATTCCAAAGTTGACACAATATTAACCACTGAATTAGCCAAACAAGTAGCAGGTTCTCCAGTTAGTCTACAACTGAATTCCTCTTTTTTCCATTTGTCTGACAATTCGCTCACTGCCCCCCAATCTAGACCCTTCTTACGGAAAGGTGTTGATCTTTGTGTAGTTTTAATTGTTTCTGTGTACATTTGGCGATATTTATCTGCTACGTCAATGAAACCTAGTCTTTCTAACCAATCTGGAAATACTTCCAGTGCTCCACCTCTTTTCTGAGAGGAGTCAAATTTGGA